GTTTACCCGAAGTACCTGCAATGCCGTGCCGATTCCTGTAAGCCCCGTGCCGCCCCGGGCCGTTGGCAACGTTCCGGTAGTCAATTTCGAGGTATCGAGGTTCGGGATGTCCGCCGGTACCAGAGAGCGGAATAGCGGTATATCTGATCCACCAGATGCAGGCCCGGCAAACACATAGTTGGTGGCCGTTGTATTCAGATTCAGAGTAAGGGTTCCTGATCCAGTTACCGGCGAACCTGTTACAATGAATATGCCAGGAGCCGTTAATTCAACGCTTGTTACGGTGCCAACGTTAGGCGTCCAATACTCCAGTGCAGTCCCGGTAGGGTTCACGCGCAGCACTTGTGTCGCAGCTCCTATCGTGTTCAGCCCCGTGCCGCCCCGGGCCGTTGGCAACGTTCCGGTAGTCAATTTCGAGGTATCGAGGTTCGGAATGTCACCAGCCACCAACAGCCGGAACGTCGGCACCGCGCCGCCGCCAGATGTCGGCCCGGCAAATACAAGGTTGGCCAATTGCGTCACCAGCGCCGCAGTCAGCGTACCTGAAGAAGTCACCGGTGAGCCGCTTACGCTGAACAAACTCGGCATCGCAAGCCCTACACTTGTAACGCCACCGGTGCTGATAGTGGCATACTCCAGCGCCGTGCCGCCTGCATTCACGCGCAGCACCTGCAATGCCGTGCCGATGGTGTTCAGCCCGGTGCCGCCCCGGGCCGTTGGCAATGTGCCGGTAGTCAATTTCGAGGTATCGAGGTTCGGAATGTCGCCGGCGACCAATAGCCGGAACGTCGGCACATCGGCGCCGCCAGATGTCGGCCCGGCAAATACAAGGTTGGCTAATTGCGTCACCAGCGCCGCAGTCAGCGTACCTGAAGAAGTCACCGGTGAGCCGGTTACAATGAATAAACTCGGCATCGCAAGCCCTACACTTGTAACGCTACCGGTGCTGATCGTGGCATATTCCAGCCCGGTGCCGCCTGAGTTTACCCGAAGTACCTGCAATGCCGTGCCGATTCCTGTAAGCCCCGTGCCGCCCCGGGCCGTTGGCAATGTGCCGGTAGTCAATTTCGAGGTATCGAGGTTCGGAATGTCACCAGCCACCAACAGCCGGAACGTCGGCACCGCGCCGCCGCCAGATGTCGGCCCGGCAAATACAAGGTTGGCCAATTGCGTCACCAGCGCCGCAGTCAGCGTACCTGAAGAAGTCACCGGTGAGCCGCTTACGCTGAACAAACTCGGCATCGCAAGCCCTACACTCGTAACGGTGCCCCCAGACGCCGAAGGAATAGGTTCCGCCTGCCAGCCATTTACCGCATCCCATGTCAGTACATGTCCATCCGTTGTACCAGAGTATGGCGCCCATTCATCTCCATTATGCCGCAATATTTGTCCCAGCAAACCATCCGGCAGATTCATGCCGTCACCCCCTTCCCCCGTGTACTTGTTGAGAACAGAATACAAAACGTAGGCATCTTTTGGGAAATCGTAATCAATAGTCTTGCTGGTAACTGATAGCGATGTATCCCCGGCGTTGGCGGTGGCCGACACAGTAAATCCTTCAATTCGGCCGTTTTGGGGATTGACAAGAAATATATCATCACCGGCAAGGTAGGCATTAGCCTTCACGCCGAATTTCAGCGGAATAGAGGTCACTACACCGGAAGTAACTGCTCCAGAAAGATAATTGGTGGCTTGCGTTGCCAGTCCCAGTTCTGCCAGCCCGCCGGGCGTGCCTTTCACATTGCTTTCGGTCTGAAATTGTCCGGATGATCCACCGCCGCCTGGTGCAGTCGTAGGATAAGTTGTTGGGTCTGGCACGCGCACAATCGGCCCCGAATTATGGCCGCGGTTCACTCCGGCCGCATACCAGGTGCCGGTAGCCACGCCCGTCTGTGTCTCAAATTCGGCCTGCATCAACAGGTAGCCAATGTTATCTGTTGTCACGATCCGCGAATGCGGAAAGATATTACTGCCGGCTATTCGACCATCCAGCAGGCGCAAGGGTTTATCCTGCCCGGAGAGTATTTCAGCGGCAATCAGGTTCCCAAACTCAAAGTTAGTCGCGTCAGTCCCTTGGCGCCAGGTGGCCGTTGTATCAGTCCACGCCGATCCGTTTGCGCTGGTCTGCAATTTCACGGCCGTCCAAGGCTTCACAGCATGCCCAAACAAGGAGTTGAAATCAACCGCTTCACTATTACCAGTGTTTGTATTACTGACCGTATAATATCGGTTGGACTCGTAATTGTTCGCATCGTCAGTTTTCAGCATGATGAAAACCAAGTCGCTGAAACGCCAGTCATTTACCGTTACCCCTTGATTATTGCCCGTGTTTTTTTCACCGGCAAGTGTATCAAAGTCAATTGTCAACGATTGTACCCCGGATGGCAGCACAGGTGTAACGATTGAAAAATCGAGAAAAGTGGTAGCCGTAGTGCCATAAAAAAAATCCGTACTGATCTCGTAGTACACGCTGCTGATCTCCCACGCCTGCGGCTCCCTGATAATGATATTAATTGGATTGCCTGACCCATCTACACCCGGATCCGTGAAAGAGCGCAGCCGATGCCCCGTATCCAGTACAATATCCGCGCGAAAAATATATCGCCACGGATCAGTGTACCCGGAAATGCTGAGGTCGAAGTACACCCTTCCGGAAATCCGAAAGTACGTAGTAGAATCAAATTCAATATTGGATAAGGAGGTAGGGTTGTTGTTCCCCGAGGTCTTAAACCACTTGTACCCCAATCCCTCGAGGTAGTTTTTGTTGGTTCGGTGATCGTAGCGTACCAGCGTCCTTTTGATCGCCGGAAGGTAATTGAATACCACCGTGCTAATTTTGTGTCCGATCGCCGAATTGTTTATCAGCTTATCCGATTGCGCATTGATCACACTGGAAATAAGCGATCCTGCAGCGCTGTACCGCCTTTCCGGGTAATTATCCAGCGAACGTTCGTTGATCTGCTCAAAACGATAGGAGCCGCCGGAAAATATAAGCCTGGCACACCAGTGACGACAGATAATTTCCAGCACCTCATAGCACGATTTGAACTCCCACACATCCCCGGCATCTGCGCCGGTACGCTTCGAAAATACCTCGCCGGATACCCGCGTGAGCGCCAACGGGTCTTTACCGGCAGCCGGCGCGCCAATAGTGGAATCAACCCAGTTTACAACCGTGCGGAGGAAGATGCCGGATGGAAAATAGATAGTCGAAAGTCCGTCTTTTTTCAAACAATTCAATACATGCTCTAATACCGGAACGTTCCCGTAAGGCGTAGCCGTCGGGAAGGAGCCAACTGCATAATCAATGCCTTTCAGCCTGGCAAGTCCGTCGGTAGCAGTAATCTTGAAGGTGTAAGCATCCGCCAAATCCTCGAACCCGCTCAAATCCGGCAGCACATATCCGCACCAGTACAATGAGTACCCTGTGCCACCATTATACTCAACGGACACCGTGTAGCGCCCTTCCGCGCTGCTAATCAGATTATTGGCAAATGTTTGAATAACGGAATCGGTAAGAGCCGTCACTACTACATCAATATCGCAACTACTTCCTACGATTGGGTTCAGCCGGTTTTTTCCATCGCCATTATATCGAACGCGGGCCCCACCGGCGGCTAATTCAATTTGCGTGGCCGTGCCTCCCGGACTGCCATCATTGATATTGACGCGGAAAGTTCCGCCCTTTATGGAGGGATATATTGCTTGTAGTACGGTTGCCATTACCTAACCCTGCGACGGTTCGCCGCCGCGCGTTCGCTTGAAATTAAGATGTCCTCACCTCGGATAATGCCGTACACTTCTGTTTGCCCGGCGCCTTCTTGGCGAAAAATATTCCGCAACTTGGATTCAGGCGCCGCAATTTCCGGATTCGATCTGGCTCCAGGGTATTCACCCAGCAGCGCCAGCGTCGGGCCGGATATTACGCCACCAGATGCAAGTGCCGGGATTCCTACGCGCCCAATCACATTGTTGAAAAGCGCGCCGGCTGCCGCACCGGCTGCCGCACCAATCGCCAGGTTGAAGGGGAATGGCACCGTTTTCAGCGCGCTGGCCACCGTGGAAGCTACCCCTTCTATAATGTACGCACGGGCTACTTTGGCGGCGCTTCCCAAGGCTGCCTGCGCAAGCTGTTTAAACGACGTGGCGCCCTCATTGGCACTCTGTGCCATGGCTTTCCCAATAGCAAGCGCGGCGGTTTCTACCACCGATCCTGATTCAGCTATTTGCTCTACTGCCTGCTCATAGGCATCTGAAAAAGAAAGCGTGCCTTTTTCAAGCCCATTCATAATGGCCTGAACCGTTGTCATCGGCTCAATCGAAGCTTGAATAGAGGCCGTAAAATCACGTATTCCTTGCGCTGTATCTCGAAATCCTTGGGCATCCGGCGGCACAATCCCGAAAGCACCATCCTGTACATTCGTGGGATCGGCCACCGGCCGCTGGATACCCGTTGAGCCTGCCTGCACGGTGGGCAAGGTTGGCGTCGGGTCAGAAAAGAAATTCTTCAGCGAATCCCATTCTTCGCGCAGTTTTGCGGAGGTGTCTTTCGTATCCTCCAGCCGCTGATTCAGTTTTTCTACCTCCGGCGAAGCAGATGAAAATCCGGCTTTCAGCAGTTTGTCAATCGAGGAAGAAAGCAACTTTATTTCTGCTTCGGTATCCCGACTCCCATCCCCGGCCAGTTGTACGCGCTCTTCGTAGGCGTTCAAGTTAGCATTGACCGCGGCAAGCGCAGAGGCCATTTTTTTTGTATTATCCGCACTTTGTCCGGCCGCTGCTGCTACTCCGTTTACAGATGCAGAAGCCGCTGCAGCCGCCCCGCCAAACTGGTTGGTAATGTCCGCTGCCGTTTGGTTTTCGTCAATTAGTTTTTGCAGTGCCGCTATCTGTGCTTCATACGCTTTTTTGGCGTCGTTTGCGTTTTTTACCGCTTGTATCCCACCTTCCTGTAAAGCTTCTTGTGCCGCCGAAAGAGATTGCAATGGGTTCAGCACGGATTTTATAGCAGATTTTGTCGCGATAAATCCTGTTTGCAATACTGTCAACTTGGATTCATCTTTCAGATCCGCGAGATTTGTTTTAATCTCGGCAATCTTATCAACAGCCTGCTTTACGGTTGCGGCGCGGATCAATTCTTTTGTGTAGGCCTTGAGCGCCGTGGTTACATCTTCCGTAGTAGCTCTTTCCGCGTCAAGTTGGCCGAAATATGTCGGATTAAGTTGTTTAAGCGCCTCAATTGCGCGCCTTTTATCATCACGGCTTGCATTTTCGCGCGTGAAAACGCGCACCAACTCTTCTGCCTTGGTTGCTTCCTGCGCTGCTGATTCAGCAGCTGATTTTTGGACTTCAGAAAGAGCTTTTTGCGCCGCCACTGTTTCATTAACTCTGTTGGTGAGCGTGTAGAAAGCAACGCCCAAGGCTACTACAACGGCAATCACCGCACCGATCGTAGTTGCCTTGGTCGCCAAGTCAAGTGCTTTCCAACTCTGAACAAGTTTTGTGATTCCCAGTGTTGCCGCCAGCCCGTTAGATTGAATGGACTTAAAAAATGCTACCACGGCGGGGCCTGTGCCTGCAACTGCTTTCAGTCCTGTTACCAACTGAGCGCCAACGCCATTTAAAACGCTGATGACTTTTACAACCGGCCCGGCTGCTACTGCAAGCAGGGCAAATTGAACCACCGCACGCTTGCTCGAATCTTCGAGGCTTGTGAAGTAATCTACAATTTTGGTCAGCGCCCCAATCATTGTATCTGCTACCTGGCCAATGTTAAACGTCTTATCAATTTCATCACCCAACCTGGCCATTTGGTTTTTCAGGCCCGATGTCAAATTCACCAGAGCGTTGGTTATGCCGCCTTGCACCCGTGGGAGCATTTCCAACTGCTTGGTTATACCCGCGATAAATTGCTCTGCCGTGATTCCCATTTCCCGAAGCCGATCCGCGCTCCTGGTGCCGAATGCCTGCTCCATGGCCTTGGAGATGACCGGCATATTTTCCTGAATGATTGTTAAGTCCTCTTGCAGGATTCTTCCCTTCGCAATCATTTGCGTGAACTGACGAGTCACGCTGTCAAGTTCCAACGCCGTGCCACCGGTGGATGCGACTGCGTTGGCAAGTTGTACCAGTATGCCCCGGGCCTCTTCCGCCGCAAATCCGACAGATTGCAGACGAATAGAGCCGCGAACGGCCTGCTCAAAATCAAGACCCGGCGCAAGCGCTGCTTGCCGAAGGGCATCTAATTCGGCTTTTGCTTCGGATACGCTTCTGCCAGCATCCACGAATGTAGATTCAAGTGCCAAGCGTAACGATTCTATTTCCCCGGCAGCCTTGATAGCCGTGCCGCCAAACAAAGCAAGCGGAGCAGAAACGGCAATCGTCAGGTTATCGCCCAAAGATGACAATGAAGAAGCGCGGCTTCGCATTGTCTCTATCATCGAGCTAAATTTTGCCTTTAATACGTCAGACTCACGCTGAACAGCTTTCAGCTTGTTGGCTAACTCCTGAACCTGCGGCGAAGCAGCCTTAAACCCTGCCTTCAGCAGCCGATCAATACTATCCTTCAGAAATTTGGTTTGCTCCGCCGCCGTTCTGCTCCCGTTACCGTAGAGTTCTAACTTTTCATTGTACGCAGTAATTGAGGAGTTTACGGATGCAACCGATTTTCGCATCGTAAACGTTACCTTTTCCAGGTTCTTCTCGAACTCGGTAGTAACAAGGCCCAGGCGGACGTTCAAATCACTAATTGTCGGCATACTGTGATTCTAATTTGATACCCAATTGCTTTTCGAGAATGGCAATTGCGTCAAGTTCAAAAGACTTCATTTCCTCAAGATTGAACGGTTCAAACACCGGCTTTTCTACCTCCCACTCGAACTGGAAAAGTTTCTTGGCCGACAGCCCGCCGGACTTTTTCCCAACGTGCGGCAACACAGCCAGCCAGCCGATAAATCTGGCGCGCTCCCATTGCCGCCGCTCCTGTTGGATATACGCTTTTTGCCGGGCTGCAAAATACCTGGGCGTGCTGTCCCAGAACTCGCTTTCCGACATTCCTACCATCGCGGCCGCTTCAATCAGTTCTTGCCACGCCGTCGGGCCGGTGACGGGCGCGGCGCCTTCTTTTTTTCGGTACCTTCGGATTGGTCTGCTTTCGGCAATGATTCGAACAGACATACGAATACAGCCTGCATAGCCTCCGAATCATCGAATAGCCATTCGGCCACATCCTCTTCCTCGAAATCCACGGTTACGCCTTGCTTCCTGTGCGCATATTGCAAGCCCACAAACGTGAGCTTGGTCAATGGCACGATTGAAAAAGATTCCGCCGCTTTTCGACCCGAATTTTGAAGCATTGTGGCAGCATCTTCCAGCTCTATCTTTTGCGGATTAATGCCCGATATTGCAGATGCCGACCTGGTGATCATGTCAGCAACCTGCAATACCAGGGCATTGTAGTTGTTACCGGTTGTAACTTCATAGTTGTACGCTACCCGATGCCCGAAAGCAATAGGTCTTTCTTTTCCGCCGATTTTGATGTAGTCAATCATTAGGTCGTTGCTTTTGCCAGCGCGCCGCTGCCGGTGATTTCGAACGAGAAGGTTACGGCTTCGTCGTTGCCGTTGGAGGTCAGTTCGAGCGAGCTGATGTATCCGGTTCCACTGAATTTCGTGTCACCGGTTACCCCGGTCTGAAATACGATCGAGACGGCCGTCTGGTTGTTCCAGGCATCCCACAAGACCGTGTAGCCGTTGGTTGCAGAAAAAGCCAGCAATCCTTCACCGGATGCAGTCCAGTTCTTTACGCCCGGTTGCTGAGCGCCCCAAGCGCCTGCATCCTTACACGTTGTTTCGAACATGTTGGTTGTCTGCGAAAGGCTTGCATTCGTCTGGCAGGTGATGAGGACAGGCGTAGTGCTGCCCGTGTAAAAAGCCATGTTTTTGGCCAAAACCGTTCCTGTGGTCGGCATAGATAGAAAATTTAGACGTTAACGTTATTTTTTGAAAGTCAATGCTTCCTTGGCTTGCGTTTGCGCTTCGATTGCACCCGGCTCGGGGATACACTCGGTAAGTTTTGTTTCGGTTGGATCGAATTTGAAAGTGCGCGCATCATCCGGCACTTCGGCAGCCTTTCCTTCAGCAATTAGTCCGCGCGCGAATGATTCGTCAAAGCCGCCTACCCAGCCGGGCTGCCACGCTGTTCCGTTGATTTCGATCGTTTTTGTGATTCGTATTTTCATAGTATTATCGTTTGAGCACCACCGAGTACTCCGACATTTGTCGGAATTTTTCAGGTACATCTGAATACCCGGTTATTATGCGTTGTAAGAAAATGCCGGTGATATTGGCGGTTTGCTGGTAGTCTATTGCGGCTCGAATAGCCTCGGATGCCTGGCATGCGCTTGCAAAAGTGGACCCATATACGTCTATTTGAAGCCTATGCACATCCATATCCGAAGCACTGGTTTTGGTGTTGTTCGGTTCCGTTCCAGTTACATTCAGCGCCGCGCAGGGATATGCGCTTCCCTGGGCAATGATTTCAGCGTACACCCGGCCAGACAGCAGGTTGTTGGCCGTGGTATTTGCGGCAATAAGTTCGCGAATTGGCTGAATGATATTCATTTTACACTTTTTTCAATTTCGTTCTTCAACAGCGTGACTGCTTTTTCCAGCACCGCAGGGCCGGCAGATTGTACGGCAGGCCGCACAAAAGGCCCTGGCTTGATGCCGGAACCCGGCGCCCCAAACTCCATCCAGTGCGCATAATAGGCGTCGGTTCGGATGCCTTTAAAGTCGCCTCGAGGATTGCTCTTATTCAAGTTTGGCCCCACAAACACAGCAGGCGACTGATTGAAGATCAAAATCTTGAAAGACCGCTTCAAGTTTCCCGGGTAATAGGTTGCTACTACCTCTCCGCCCACGGAACGGCTGTGAGGCTGATCTGATTCAGGTGCGCGCACCTGAATTTCCTGAATCAGCGGTTGTGCCGATCTTTTGTAGATTGACTGCATCCTTTTCTTTGAGTTCGCACTCATACGGCGAAGCTTATCGCGCAACTCGTTTATTTCGGCGTTTATGCCGGAATTGTCGTTTATCTTGGGCATTACTACTCCCTTCTTTCTGCGGTTAGTTGCAAATATTGATTCAATCCAATTTCGGCTATTCGGGTAATATCGTACACGTTGCCATTGTACGTTATTCGATCTGTGAATTGCACATCGCGTTTCCAGATCACGAATACGGTGTTTTGCGTAGCAATTTTCAAGGCGTTAGCCATATCTTCACCAGATCCGGTTTGCGGATGATCAAGAGAAGCCCACACAGTAGCCAGATTGGAATACGATTCCACCCGGCCACCGTGTGAGTCCACCGTCACCGTTCGGCGCTGGATAGTTATGCGCCGATTCAAATTTCCTATGTAAGTCTTAGACGCCATTTTTCGGCCGGAGCACGTAATAGAGTATCGTGGCGAGGGAAAAAATAGAGGTGACCACTCCCTGCCAGTTGCCGATCAGGGCGGAATCCAACAGGTCACGAACGCGCTGAAAAAAATCAATTGGAAGAGCCGGAACAATAGCGATCACCGCAGTACCAATATAGTTCCAGGTATTGGCGCTTCTGATCCATGCTTTCCAGTCCACGGTTGCGCTTTTCATCTTCTCGCGCACCAGGCCTGCGCCTGCCACGATGCCGAATAGCGCCTCAACAATACCGCGAAGCTCACCTTCCGGGAATCCGACCCATAGCCCGCCAATGGCGAGCACAATGGCAAGCGTAAAATTGGTTGATTTGAACAAATCGTTAATTTTCATATATTATTTTATTAACAGTGAAATCGAAGGTAGGCCGACATGAGCGCATCGGATGCACTCGGCAAGGATTGTGTTGGGTCTTCACGGTTGGTGTACAGTTTCCCAATCATCAGCAGGAGCGCCGTTTGAATGTCGTTAGGCACATCAGACGCCTTTGTGCCGAATCCGGCGGTATAGGTGATCGTAACCGCCCCGGCACGGTCTGCTACCGTGGATGGATATTCGTACCCAATTTTAGGCGCAACAAACGAAGCATTGAGATACCTTCCTGAGTAATACTCAGCAGAATCCCAAGTTTTGGTGGTGCCGTCAGCGTCCAGATACTGGATACTGGTGATAGCTACAATAGGATGAACACGCAGTTCGATTGCTCTGGAAGAAAAGCCGGGAAATTCGCGGTGCGTCTCCACGTAGGTCTGCGTCAGCAGCGAAAGGCCATAGTGTTGCTCGATCGTTTTTGCACAGCCACGGATCAGGCCTATTACGTACTCATCGTCGTAATTAAGGTCCTCATTGCGCAGATGTTGGCGAACGCGGTCGAGCGTTACTGGAAGATCGGTATAAGCCGATGTAATCCGATATGATTCGTATGTGTGTTGCTTCATCAGATGTACCATATCAAACGGGGAGTATAGAATGCGCTGGAGTATATAAGGTTGGCGTTATTGCCGGTGAGCGTCACGGCGGCCGTGTCGGTCTCTAATTTGTTTGTTTTTGCAAAGTTCGCAGGGCCACCGGTGAGTGTGTAATTGCGTCCATCGGCAACTAACCTGAAAGTTCGGAAGATTGCATCATTAGCAGTCACAGTCATGATCGCAACCGAAGCCACCAATTTTTTATCCTGGTTGAAATCTGCAGCAAGCCCAACCAGTGAATATGTTTGCGTGTGCGAATTAAGGCGGCGAAAGCTTATCAGCCCGGCATCTTGACCGGTAAGGGTGAAGTTCCGGCTGTCTGCTAATATTCTGAATGCTCGATTAGAATCTTGCCCGGCAAGCGCGAGGGCAGCCGGCTCCATTATAAGCCGCGCGCCGCGATTCACGTTAGCAGCCTGACCGGCGAGCGATAACACTCCTGTATCAGCCAATATCTTTCCGGCAGAAAGGAAATTGGCAACTTGCCCGAACAGATTGAATTGTGAAAATTCGCTGGTAAGAAATCGGTTGAGGTTCAATCCCGTGCTTTGCCCCAAAAGCAAAAATGATGAGCCGGAAGCGGTCACATACGTTCCGAAGTTCAGCCCGGCAGCCTGTCCGGTAAGCGTGAATGCGGCCTGCTCCATTGCGATCCGGGCGCCCCGGTTGAGATTGGCCGATTGCCCGCCGAGCGTGAAGGTTCCGATTGCGGCATCCAGCCGCCCGGTGCTTATGAATCCGGCAGCTTGTCCGGCCAGCGTGAAGGCAGCCGGATCGGCTACAAGTCGCACGCCGCGGTTGATGTTTGAATCTTGGCCGGTAAGCGTATAGGTTGCCTGATCGGCTGTAAGAGGCCGGCCACGGTTAAGGTTGGCATCTTGCCCACCGAGCGTGAAGGTTGTCTGGTCGGCTATAATCCGCGCGCCCCGGTTGAGGTTGGCCGGTTGCCCGCCGAGCGTGAAAGTTCCGATTGCGGCATCCAGACTGCCCGCGGTAATGAATCCGGCAGCCTGTCCGGCCAGCG